CCAATCAGGTTTTCGTTCTGGCATACGAAGATAATTAGATGCAACCCAAGGTTTGGATGCGATATACATCTTGTAAGCAGTAAAAGTGTCAATGCTTGTGTCAAATTTATACTCATCTGGCATCGCACGAGCAAATGGACTCACATCAGTAATCTTCCCTTTGGGAAAAAGATAATAGGCATCTACAAGAGTCTTGTAACAGGCATGAACCTTATTATACCTCAAAGTGTACTCATCGCACAAGTTGAGCCCATGCTTAATCAGCCAATAAGCATTGTGGATACTTTCCAGTGCCCATTTGGTGCAGGGATGATTACGGAATGCTCCCTTGTCAGTTTTATAGGGTGTGTTATCAGTCTTATAAAGATTCCCATATCCATGACCCCATTTATCGGATGCCACAATAGAAAGCATTTGACAACATTCTAAAGGCATTTTGACAACGTGTTTATCGGGAAGGCAAATAGCACTCTCTGCGGGCCAAGGAGAAGTTACGAATATATTGATGGTAGGTTCCTCAACTCATCAGGTGTTCAATCATATAAAGCAGTACTTTTTGAGTACGTAGTTTACTTTTTCGGGTTTATCTTCCATCCAATATGCCTCATGTTCCATTTGCCTGGAAGCAGTAGACATTTTCATAGATTTTTTAATATCTTCCAGTTTATTCCAAGTCAATGGCATATCTTTCTGAGAAATGTAAAAAGGTTTATACCCATTACACATATGTGCCATATGTACAGCTTCATGATACACAGTTTCATTTATATAGTGTTTTACATCAAATCCACTATTTTTAATGTTTTTTGTGCAGATAACCATCTTGTTATAATCACCGTACCCAAATTGATCTTTGTTTCTGCAATACTCAATGTTTTCTCTTACTGGATATCCAGCACGAATAACATTTTGAACTATTTCACGACCAATAGGGGTCAAATACAAAAGAAATTCCATCAACCAAATGTAGAGTCAGGTTCTAGAGCAATATAATAGCACAGATCATGGTTCTTGCTGGTAAAACGTGACAAAAGTTTTTGTGACACAATAACTTCATAAGTGCCAGGAAGAATCTTAATATTCTCAACTTTAAAATTAAAGACAAACTTTGAATCGGTTTCACCAACAACTTCTTCATGTGCGTTAGAGGTATCATTCTTTTTGTCACGCACAACAAGTTTCACAACACCTGCTTCACCAACAGCAGAAATATCGGGAAGTTGATAAACAGATGCAGCCTTAAGAAGTTTATCAAGAACTTGAGTGCTCAGTTCAAAACAGACATCTTCAGTAGGAAGACTGATTGCCTTATCTGGTGGAGTAATGATGACATTTGGATCAGCAAAGAAATACTTGGAACGAGACTTTCCTTCTCGGATAACAACATATCCATCGTTGGCAAAATCAAGTTCAGGACTCTGGTGAAGACCAAGACCATTCAAAAACTGATTCAGATCATAGATACCAAAGTCTTTAGGAAGTTCTTCAGTAATAGTTGCTTCAGCAAGAATGTTCTTCATCACACTAATAGTGCGAAGTTTATTTCCAGTCTTGAAAAGAATTGACTGGTTAATAGAAGAAAAGTTTTTGAGGACAGAAATAGTTTTATCAGAGAGTTTCATAATATTCAGTAGTTGTAACGGTCAGTCTTGTTTTGGTGAAGTCCTGCAAAATGATAAAGGAGAACACAATAATGAATTGCTTTCAAAATATCTTGTTTAGATTTACCATTCTTCTTGCCAAAACGAGAAAGATACTTGATTGCATTTGAACGAGTGAATGGTTCTGCATCGCCAATACTCTCAATCAAATCAAGAGTTTGAGTTTTAGACTGTTCGGAAGTATAGTGAGATTTGTATGTGCTAACAAGATACTCTTCAACTTCTTTCAGAGTTTTATCTTCCTCATATTTCCAAAAACCATTTTTGTTTGTATCTTCGGGCATAGTCAAATTAAAAGTAATAGTGTCAGGATTATTCAGAGAAAAAGATTGGGAATGATTGATGCAAAAATCTTGCGCTGGACGAGGATTATTAACATCAAAATAAATCGTATCAGTTCCTTGCCCTCCAGAGATTACAGTATCTCCAAATGTTTTTGGAATGAAACTCTCATAAGTGCTCTCAAAGTTTTCGGACATTGTTTTTCATAGTAAAAGGACAAAAAGAGGAGGCACATTTACCTCCTCATATTCTATCAGGGTTGCTGTTGTTGGTCAAGGTCGTAAGTTACATACTCACCAGTAGGCATCACAAAGTCAGCATCAACCTTATCATACAATTCAAGGAATGCTTGTTTGGTCTCATCGTCAAAGCGATTGACGCAAACCTGAATTGCTTTAGCCTTGTCTCCAAAGATGCTATAAGCACGGATGATATGAACCAGTCGGCGGGTGCTGATGATTTCCTCAATACCACCATCGTAGAAGGTCTTACGGATAATATCGCCCCAATCAACCAGGCGCTTACAGAAGTCGCGGTCTTCCACACCCAAATCCAGAGCAACCCCTTCCAGGATCTTCTGCTCCACAGAGGGAGCAGGATAAGACTGCTCAAAGGTCACAGGAAAACGCTCAAGGAATGCTTCGTTGAGAACATTGGTGCCGATGAAGCGACCATCATCGCTACCCTTACCTTTAGTGTTAGCGGTGGCAAACACATTAAATCCAGGAGCAGGAGTGATGAACTTACCAATCTTTTTCAGAAAGACACCCTTACCTTCAAGTACAGATTGCAGACACAGAATCTTATTGGATGCCAAATCAATCTCATCCAGCAGAAGAATAGCGCCACGCTCAAGTGCTTCAATCACGGGACCGTTATGCCAGGCAGTTTCACCATTCACAAGACGGAAACCACCAATCAGATCGTCTTCATCAGTCTCAATAGTAATATTCACACGGATGAGTTCACGCTTCAGTTGAGAACATGCTTGCTCCACACTGAACGTTTTACCATTACCTGACAGACCCGTAATAAACGTCGGATAAAAAAGACGGGACTGAATAATTTTTTTAATATCGTTAAAGTTACCAAACTTGACGAAGGTATCATCTTTTTCGGGAATGAGATTTTGATGCACTTCAGGAAGAACAGCAACAGAACTAAAGGAACGTTCGATTTCTTCCACTTTCTTTTGCGTCACTTCCAGGTTCCAACGACCACGACCAACTTTAAACTGCTCCAGTCGCTTGGTAACAGTTTGATAGGAGATGCTTTTAGAAGCACAGTATCCGCGAACATCGGCAGCAGTAAACTCCTTTCCAAAAGTATTTTTGAGATCTTCGAGAATTTGATCATCAGTCATTTTGGTGCGGGTCATAATGTGAGTGTTTTGTTTCAACTGAAGTTATTATAGGACAAAAAAGGGGTCTCAAGGACCCCAAGTGGTCAGTTTGCCAACTGGTTCCGTAACTTGTCCAGGTGTTCTTCGGTTGCGATTTTTGCTTTATATCCAGGATAATATTGATTCACAAGAGTAGGAAGTCCCATAGCAGTAATACTACTATCACACTTCACCCAAACTTCTTGAGTATCATACTTTAAAACGTGCTCAAATGGAAATTTTTTCATAAAATCATTTTTTAGGTTTAGCAACGTCAGCAGCAGGATCCTTTGCGTGCTTCATTAAACGGATGAGAGTTTCTACTTTTTTCTTTCTTTTCTGTTCTGGAGTTAACTTTGTAATGAATAACTCCTGTACATTTTCTTCTCCGATTGCGGCAGCCCTTCTTTTTGCTTTACTTCCCTTTCCCCTATCTCTATTTTTGCCCAGCGTATCTGCCCAATAATCTTTGTTCTTTCTACCCATTTCACCACCAACAGAACGCTCCTCTGGAGGAGCACTTCTTCCACCACGCTTTCTCATAGAACCAAAGTTTTTGTCTAATGCTTCTCCAAGTTCTCCCATCGCTTTTTGCTTACGGAGTTTCTTGGGATTCTTCGTCTTGTCTGCAGAGAAGTTATCATCATTCTCATTGTCAGGTTCTACAGCACTACGATGTCTTGTACGTCTTTCTTCATCATCCATATTTGCACGACTTCTCTTCGCTTCATCTGGAGAATATGTTCTACCACTATTGTACCATTCTTTACCTACGTGACCTCTCTTCTTAGCATCAGTAGAAGCAGATCTTCTTTTATTCTTTTGACGATTTGCCTTAAAGTCTTTCATCGTCATACCTTCATCAAGTTCCACCTCTTCCTTCATTTCTCTTGCTCTTGCTCTTCTTAATTTTGCAACAGCATCTGCAGCAGCTTTATCTGCCGCAGATTTGTTTTCTCTTTCCTGTTCTGGTGTAGGAGACCCCAAATAACGATTCCTACCACTATTCCTATCTGCTCTTCCGATTGGTCCACGACCTCTACCATAGGTCATTTCAGAAACAAATTCTTGATAGGTTCTCATTTTTACGCAGAAATACTTTTTAGGTATTTATGCAACAAGAGAAATGAACTCACCAAGAACCTTTTTATTCAGTTTCTTAGTTTTCAGTGACTTCACAAAAGCAGATTTGATTTGTGCTTTTGTAGCAGTCTCAGAAACATCAAACTCAGCATCCTGAGAGAGAGCAGAGGAAGAGAGACCAAAGTAAGCATGATAACCAGATTTGGTAATCGTAAAGCTCTTCAGTTTCTTCCAATCATCCTGAATCTTGATGTACTGTTTGTAATCAGTGTCAGAAGCAGAGTGATAGAGATTAATGAAACGATGAGCGTCGCGACTAGAAAGAACACGAATACCGATAAAGTTAGTGTAAGGGAACTTATCACGGAGATTGCGAAGCATCACATCCGTAAACTTATGATAACCCTGATAATACATACAATCAAAGTTGTAAGTTGTTCCAAGTTTCCTGTCTCGCAGAAAAGAGTTGGAACCAATACCATGAACTCCCAGATAAGGTTGTTTTTCCCAAGCACGTTTCACTTCCTTGTGATAAGAAAGAACGTTTGCTTCACCATCAGTCAGAATGACGCACTGAACTTTCTGCAGTTTGTTCTCACTCTGGAACTTGGGAAGAATCTGATGCAGTGCTACCAAACTCTCATTCAGAGGAGTTCCAGACAGATACATCCGACTGGGACAAGTGTAAGGAGTGTGATAAGTATCTCCAAAATACACGGCAAGACGCCAAATATTCATCAGTTGCTTTTCCAGTTCATTACCAGAAACTTTACTGGTAAGAATATTCATCAAGGCAAAGTCTTCATCAATACAAAACACACCTTCCTTCTTTTCATAGTGAGAAGTGCGGTCTACTGCAACATGCTTCCCAGTTTCATAATCATACCCACAACGACGCCATTCATTTGTGAAAGCATAGACCTCAAAAGGAATGGAAACTTTTTTACAGAACCAAATCAGATTAAAAAGTTGTTTGCAAGTATCCAGGAGAACATTTGCCATAGAACCCGACCAATCTAGGATAAAGATTAGACCGTGATTTTTGCCATCAGGAAGCACAGTCACTTTCTTAAACAAATCCTCACTGAACTTATAAGAATGTAGACGAGCAGTATCAAGAACTCCAGTGCGAGCAGTAGAAGCACGAGAGTAAGAATCAGCAGCCTTGCGACACTCAAATTCTTTCACAAGATAGTTAACTTCCTTTTGAGCGGAAACTTTAAACTGTCGGAAAGAAGTATCTGCTTCCTTAAAAAGGTCAACTGAGGTGGTGTTATGGCACTCATTGTAAGAGTTCTGCTGCTGATTAAAAGCACCAGTAATCTCTTTATGAATCTCAGAGTTTTTACCAATAATCGTATCCAGATTTACTTTCGGAACCTCAACATAGACATTATCATATCCATCCTTGCTTGCAAGTTGACGGATTTTATCCTCAAGATTATCTACTGTCTTGATTTCAGGTTCTTCATCTACATCAGGACTGGAAGAAGTTGATTGTTGATTATCATTATTGGAAGGTTGATTTTCATCCAACTGACCATTATTATCAGGTTTGTTTGCTTCACCTTCTTCCTCACTATCAGATTTACCTTCATCCGATTGATTTTCGGTAGGAGAAGTTGCAGAACCTTGAGATTGTTGAGCATTCATCTCATCAACTTTTTCTTGCTCCTTTTCTTTCTTACAGAACTTGTAAAGTTCTTCTGCAGCAATCAGAACATCTGCAAAAGTTTCAGAAGCAGCAATCAGGTCAACAATCTCTTTCTCTTCAGGAGTAAACTCAAGAGAAATAAAGTTTCCTACCTTGAAATAAAGATTTACACGGTCAGCGAGATTGAAGGTAGAAATATCCTCATCCTCAAGTTGAAAGAAATCTTGCTCATTCAGTTCTTTATATCCACCGAAGAAAGTTTTAGCAAGTCCAGCATATTTACGCTTCATCAACTTCTCAATACGAGCATCCTCAACCACATTCACAAACTGCGGGGGAACTTTTACTTTCTCCAACCAATCTTCATCAGGCGTATAGAGAGCGTGTCCGACTTCGTGCCCCACCAGAAGGTCATACACGGTGTTGCTTGCCTTATCCCACATTGGCAGAGTCAGCACACGGGTATGAACGTTGAAGCAGGCAGTCTCCACCTTCTTGTGCTCAACCACAAGGTCTTCGGTAGCAAGAAGTTTAGCAAGTTGGGACTTGATTTCGTGGCGGACGGTCATAGATTTGATTTCTTATGGAACTATCATACAAAAAAAGAGGGTGGTGAGACCCTCTAGTGTGCCAGTTTGAAAAGTGGTCTTCAACCATTAAGATTTTAATTTACCAATTATCCTGAAGTTCATTACTTCTAGGTCTTCCAGTATCTCTTTTACGTCCTCCTGTTCGTCTATTATCGTCCTCTTTTCTTTGAGATCTATCAGGATTATGAGCATCAGCGACCTTGCCCATTTTTGCAACTCGTTTTGGATTGCTATGCCTTGCAGATTGGTTTATCATTTTGCCTACAGGAAGTTTTTTATATCCTTCATCAACAATCTCTTCTCTCCACTCTTCACTCATATTCGCCATAATAGCAAGAGCTGCCTTGTTGGTATCAGCATAACCTTCATCAAGAAGGTGTGAGAGGATGATATCGTAGATATCTACTTGCTCATTTTGACGAAGTGCTTTACGACGTTGCTTCTCTTTTTGTTTGGGCGATAAGTGAGCGCCCTTTCCACGATTAGCGGAGGGGTCCCAATTTGGTCCTGGTTCAAATGTAATTCCACCCTTTCTACCAGAACTGCGAGCAATAGCTGCTCTTGTAAATTCATCTCTACTTGATGCTTCATCAAGTTCTTCTGGCGAAGCATAAACTTCCATGTATGCTTCTGAAAGATTGCGAATGTCTTTTGCGTCCATTTTTACAAATACTTTTTAGTTATTTATAAAAAGAAGCGTCTCTGGAGTTGAGACGCTTCTTGAGTGCTTGTCTTCGTGATTTTGCTTGCCGAAGTGCTTGCGGTTTAAGTTTTCGTTTTTGTTCTTTCTTGGAATGATGCTTCCAGTTTGGGACTTGCATTGTTCTTGAGTGGTTCAGACCACCATACGGGAAAAACCTTTGACTTTCTCAAACTTTATGACACTTTCAAATCTGTCCTCAAGACCAGTCTTGTGAGAGATAACAAAAATGTTTGCGTCTTTGATCACATAACGAATAATCTTAAGAAACTCTTCTGTTCCAAATCCATCAAGTGAACTATCAAACACCTCATCCATAATCAAAAGATTTGTATTCACGGAGTTCTTAAATCTTGCAACTTCTCTCCAAGTAAAGAGTAATGCAAGGTCAATCCTCATTTTTTCTCCTTCACTAAAGGAAGCATAAGAGAAATCTTCATGAATGGGTGACTGGACGGTTTCATTAAACTCCTCATCAAGAGTAAAGTTAATATAGAAGTCCATCATTTGCAGATAACGATTAACCTGCTGATTGATGAGGGGCAAATACTTCTTAATGATTTTGGATTTTACTCCACCGTCTTTGAGCAAACTATACGAAAAATCGTAATAGTTGATTAAGTCTTTTTTAGAAGCGAGTTCGTTGTATGTAGTTTTTAGATTGTCTTTGAAGGATTCTAACTTCTCATGTTCAGAATTTCGGTTTGCAAGGTTCTCGGTAAGAACTTGAATT